ATGGCATCCAGAAGTATAGGTAGCATCTACGCCAGTCTTTATCTCCGAGATAAAGACTTCAGCAAGGGATTGAAAAAAGCACGGTCCGATGCGTCGTCATTCAACTCGACCATCGCGTCTCTCGGTAAGAAGGGACTCGCCGCGGCCGGACTGTCATCGCCATTCGTGACCATGGGTGCCGCCATCAAGAGCGCCATCGACCAAGGCGGTGCGCTACAGGACATGATGACCAGGACAGGTGCCGCCGGTGAGGGGTTGGTCATCATGCAGACAGCATTTCAGAATGCTGGCCTTGCGGCTGAGATGGTACCTGATGCGCTCAACAAAATGCAGAAAGCACTGGCAGGCGTCAACGAGGACGGAGACCAGACAGCCGGGGTGTTTGCCCAACTCGGACTCAGCGCCGAGGCACTCACGGCCATGGATCCAGCGAAAGCATTTGAGGCCATCGCCAGGGCAATCTCAAACATCAAAGATCCCGCGACTCGGACCGCTCGTGCAATGGAGGTATTCGGCAAGTCAGGCGGCAAGGCGCTGGCAGTGCTGAATGATCCAGACGCATTTACCCTGGCGATTACTCAAGTTGGTGGACTCGGCAAAACGCTAGCAGATAATGCAGGGTCACTAGACAAGATCGGCGATTCGATGTCTGCACTACAGACAAAAGTTTCTCAACTAGCTGTTGGCTTTACGGTTGGTCTAATACCTGCCCTTGATGCAACTTCAGATTCATTTAATAAACTAGATTTAACAGAAATAGGAAAAGCCTTTGGTGAATACACATATATATTGGTATCATTTGCCGATTCTTTAAAAGGTGTCACCAGTCCCCTCGAAGGGTTTATTGCTGCTTATGCTGCTTTTAAAGCATTGACTGGTGATTCTAAAGGCACAGAACTTCCATCTAATTTTACGATTGGAGCTGACGGCAAATTGTACAAAGACAAACCACAGGGACAAAATGGATCTGATATTAACAGGCCTACTGGGATTGAAAGAGGTCCGGCAACGGGGGATACATCACAGGAAACTATTGATAGCATAACTAAAGCTCAGTGTGTCCGTGCAGTTTGCATAGACCACGGTAATCGTGCCATTTGTATAAAGCCCCCCAAGACCTTCCTCAGCATCAAGTTCGCTATTGTACTCTCCCAAGGTGCTTTCGTATTCAAGTCGCGGCGCGGCACCAATAGGCATGAGACAACACCCACACTCGGTGAGCAACTCGTTCAGCTCTGGTATGGTGGTGACAGTCATCCTCGGGTATGGGTTAGGATACCGCCGCACTGGGTTGCCTCGATGGTGCCGCAGCCTACAGGCGTTAGGGTAGCAGCACCGGCTGCGACGACGAGTATACCGATCGGGATGACGATCGTGCCGGTGCCGCTCGGTGATGCTGGGTTGGTGTTGCTGGTGTAGCTCTCGGACCCGGTATAGGCGATCGTCCCCCAGGCGGGTGTGCCACTCGCGGTGATGATGCCGCTCAGAAATACCTGGTCGTCGTCGTCGGTCGCCGGGTCGATGCCGGTCAGCGTTAGTTTGACCAGCCAAGATCCGCTGGTCGCTAGGACAATGCCTCTGTATGGGACGTTGAAATTCTTATCTCCGCACAGAAACACTCCTCCGGAAATTGCCCGAGTGTAGGTGCCGTCGTCGACCGTAATGATCTCACCGAATGGACATGCGGTTGCTGCCGAGGTCGATGTAACACCCGGCTTCTGCACATTGATGATGGTGCCGTTCGGCGTCTCGCGCAGCACACCACCGTTCACCGAGGTGACCGTGGTCGCCCGGATGTAGTTTATAATGTCTCTCACGGTCGTCTCTACCGATCCCCCGCGCTGTGGCATGCTTGGCAGTTTCATCAGAAGTACAGCGAGTTTTTATCGACCATGATTTTTTTTGCTCCTAGCCATTGCTCGGTTCGGTCCCACTTGTTTTTCTTGCCGGCCTTCACGGCGCGGTCGGCACTCTTGATCCACTCGTAGCCGGATGGTGCGTTGGGAAATCCGGATGGGGTCGATCCTTCTTTTGCACCGGCGGTGGATGTTGACGGTGGCCCGTTGGTAAATGTTGTCGTCTTGGAAAGGATCGGTGCAAAGTCGTCGTAGGTGTCAATCCCCAGGTCGACGGCTTTTGCGTATTTCTCGGCGGCCGCGCTGAGCGCCGTCCTGTTGGCGGCGGTCTTGCTGTTTTCCCATGTGGCGATTTTCTCGCCGTCGGTAGCGCTCAGTGCGTAAGTGCCGCTGGTGCGAAATTCTGGATGTTCGAGTAGCGGCCGCGACACCACCGTCCACTCGACTTCGTAGGAAATCTCACCGGCGACGCCTGCTGTGGATCCAGCTCCGTCGGCTTCAAACTCCCGGGTGACTGTCACCGTAAGCTCGCCCTGTAGTGGGTTGGTGCCGCTGATCGGTTCTATTCTTGCAGTGTCGACCTTGCCGATGTAGTCGCCCCATGATGCGCCTGTTGCTGGTGCTGCTGCCAGCAATGTGGCGTAGGGTCCGATGTACAGGAGGTCGGATTGTTTGGTACTGGCCGTGACCCCGATCTGCGGGTAGTTCGGCTTGAGGTAGGTGATGATTGATTCTGCGGCCATATGTATATGTTACCAGCTAAGTGTGAAGCCGCCATTCTGCGCGGCCTTGAGTGTGTCCTTGATCGATGCCAGCAGTGGCATCATGGCATCGGTCTTTTTCATTGGCGCACCGTCGAGACTCAGGCCACGCGATTGGTATGAGTTGACCGCCCTCGATGGAGCGGTGCTTGGATCTTCACCGGCTTTGATGCGAGCGTCGACGATGGCGGCCGCTGCATTTTTGTTTGCCTGGTCCTGTACGTTATACCCAATCTCGGCCATCTTGTTGAGTTCCTCGCGTATGTCGCGCTGGCGCTCGAGTGCTTTGACTGCTTCGTTGTCCCCCTTTAATTTGGCGGTTAGTATAGCAGACTCTTCGTTGTAGAGCGCCATGTATTCCTTGCGACTTGCCATCTTGTCCCTCTCGGCCTGCATCTCTTTTGCTATCTCACCCTTGTCGATGAGCGCCTCGGTGCCTTTGAGTATGCCGTTAGGGTCCATGTTCACCGGCACATTGGGAGCCTGTGGCCTGTCTTGAGATAGCACACCGTTGGCGTCGAAACTCAGGTCTGATGGCAATTCTGTACCTTTGCTTGCCGTGTTCGGTAGTAGCTTCAATATTTGCGTTAATGCTAAAACACCTGGTGTGTATTCTACAATTTTTGAAAGTAGACCTAGTGCATCCGATAAGAATGCTAAGCTGTTCCCGCCAATCTCTCCGAGGTCTTTACCAAGACTGCTTAGGTCTGCGTTGTCAGTTGCCTTCGCTATATCTTCAAGAGCAGGCAAAAGTCCTACTGTAAACCCGACTGATAGTTGAGAGAGCTTTGTTTGTAGTCCAGACATCGAGTCGCCAACCATATCAAGTTTGCCAGCATTCTCTGATAGTGTTTTGCCTAGTCCTCCGACTTGAGTGATAGCATTGGCAAATGCATTAGGATCGTTCAGCACCGCCAGCGCCTTGCCGCCTGACTTCCCAAACACCTCCATTGCACGAGCGGTACGAGTCGCTGGATCTTTGATGTTTGAGATTGCCCTGGCGATGGCCTCGAATGCTTTCGCTGGATCCATGGCCGTGAGTGCCTCGGCGCTGAGTCCGAGCTTGGCGAACACCCCGGCTGTCTGGTCGCCGTCTTCGTTGACGCCTGCCAGCGCTTTCTGCATTTTGTTGAGCGCATCTGGTACCGAGTCGGCGGCGAGTCCAGCATTCTCAAATGCTCGTTGCATCACCACCAGCCCCTCACCGGCGGCACCTGTCCTGGTCATCATGTCCTGTAGCGCACCGCCTTGGTCGATGGCGCTCTTGATAGCGGCACCCATCGCCACGAATGGCGATGACAGTCCGGCCGCGGCGAGTCCCTTCTTGCCGAGAGACGCGATCGTCGAGTTGAATGATGACGCATCTGCCCGTGCCTTTTTCAATCCCTTGCTGAAGTCTTTATCGCGGAGATAGAGACTGGCGTAGATGCTACCTATACTTCTGGATGCCATTTACTTGGTGATCTTTTGTTTGAGTAATGCGAGCTTCACTTCGTTTTCCATTGCAGTGATACTGCACCTTTTTTCTGGCTTGGCATATTCTGGCAGGAAATCTCGGAGTTCAAGATTGCGACCGTTTCGGAGTTTCATCCCTTGAGACTGTGCAATGGTGAGTTGCACACTGGCGACTCGGTATTCGTCGCGCTTTTGTTTTTCGGTCCAGACTTTGATATAGGCATTGCCACAGTCTGGGTGCATGTTTTCCCACTCGGCCTCGGTCAGTCCGAGTTCGATTCTTGCGAAGGCGATTTCTTCAAGGTGCTTTTTTTTTCAGCCGTGGTCGACATCGCTTTGAATATCTCACCCACCGCCGCGAACAGACTCTCGTCCTCCTTGTCGGTCATGCTGGTGTACATGTCCTCGTGAGTTTTAAATTTCACGAAGTCGTCGTAGGGTAGCAATGCCCAGGCGATCTTGACCATGGCGGACGATAGTCGCTCGCCCTTGGTGTCTCGGTTCCAATCGAATCCAATGTCGGCCAAGCGCAGGCGCATGAGTCGCGCCGACGCATTGGTCCATTGGATGTCGAATGGCTCACCCGCTATGGTCATGGAGGCCATGATTAAGCGGAGTAGGTTTTCACACCGTCAACTTTGCAGGAGATCGAGAAATCAACCGTGCCTTCAAATGAAATCGATTCATTCATGGCACCGATCACTGCGTTGAATCCGATGGTCGCGGCGCTTGGCAAAGTGATGATGAATGCTTTGCTTAACCCGGTGTTGGCTCGGAGGTAGTCCTGACCCGCCGAGGCGTTGTCAAACTTGCCTGTTAGTTCAAGTGTGCCGTTGTCAATGAGTCCGGCCACAAATTCCTTCGCGGTGGAGTCGTTGGTTGTGATGTCGATGAATGGCACCTCGGCTCCAGAGAGCGTGATGTCATTGATCCCTGTGATAGCCGTGGCGTTGACCGAGACTGTGGTGCCGAATGCTTTGCTTTTAGCCATGTTTTTGATGTCTGCTTCACAGCAGTCAGTTTTTTATTGTTAGTTTAGTTGGTGAGTGAGTGACCTCGGTATTCCACGAGTTCGCCGTAGAGCTTCGTGTCGGTTTCGTAGGTCGAGTTGGACGATGAGAATGATAGTGAGGTGCTGCTTGAGCCGGGGAGTGTGATGCCCTCGATGTCAGTCTTGAGTGCCGCCGTGATTGCGATCACCGACACCTTGGTCTTCGCCCATATAGAAAACTGGATGAGCGGAAAAGATAGCGACCTGTTGCCGTCGTTGGTATTCTCGGACAGAGTGCTGACCGTCTGCGCGACGATGTAGGGTGCCACCGCGTCACCGTCGGCGATGTCCCAGAAGAACCGATTGCCGATGAGCGGCGAGAGTGTGGCACCTGCTACCACCGCATCGTAGATGTCTGATTGGTAGCTCATGAGGATTTCGCCAGAATGCGGGTGAGGTAGAGGTCGAGCTGTGCCGCCATGGCACCAGCGACCTTCTCTTGCGTGGCATCGATCGCCGGGCGGATGAATGGTTGTGCAGGTGTTTTGCTGGTGCCGTACTCAACTAGGTGAGAGTACTTTTGTGGCATTGCTTCCATGCTATACTTTTTGCCACTCTTCTTGTTTGTCCTTTTGACTGTTTTCCGGTAACTTTTTAGCGGTCCAACTTTTGCTGTCTTGCTGCCAGTTTTACCCGTGATGACGAGCGTGATCGATTTAGTCAGTGCGCCTGAATCTTTGCTTCTGGCCGCGAAACTCTTGGCTGAGTTGCGAATGAGGATCGCACCGGCGCGTAGCACTGATAGCTCGGCACCTTTGCGTAGCTTCTTGGGTAGTGCGTCAATCTCCCGCAAGAGGTCGTTAAACCTCTTCTTTTCGATGGCGAGTGATTGTAGGGTAGCCATTAGGAACTGGATTG